GTAGGCTTTCACTGTTGCGCTGCCGCAGGCAAAAGATGTTGTTGTTACCTCATGGTATTTTTGTGTATAGATACCAGCTTCCGCTAGATCTTCTTCATCAAAATTGTCTTCTAAATATTCTGCATCTACTATTCTTGCTGTTCGTAACACCCAAGACCAGTTATCAGTAATAGCCTTAAGTATATCAGCCTTGCATTGACTCCTTAATCCCATCGCATAACCTATTTGACAGGCACCTTCTTTCTTGGCGCGCAGTAATAGTTCTTCCTTTATTTCTTCAAATGTTTTCTGTTCCATGATATTGTTTATTTTTCGTTATTTTGATATTTTGATAATTCCACGCCTCACGCATTCTTCGAGTAAATTCATATCCTCCTTTTTTATAAGAGCACCTGTATTACGATTCACGCTCACATAAGGCTCAAACCCAAGTCGTTTTGAATTAATTCCGTTTTATCTTTATGATATCAATCTTTCCTCAACACACCAACATAACATTTCATAAGATGCGTCTATTAATGAGTAGGATAAAAATTCTTGATAATAATCAAATTCGTCAGACATGGAATAACATATATGCCAACAATTGTCATTAAAATACATTGTAATCCAATAAGTATCCGTTCCTATTTTTATCTCTTTTGGCAACAATTCCAAAATGTCAAGCAAAGTAAATGCAGGGATACAATGTTCTTTTCTGAACGGTTCCTTGAAAGTTTTCCACTCTCGTAAAGATAATTGTGGTTGTTTTCCTTCTTCATAAGGATATAACATCCAAGTAATTGATGCATTACCTGTATTAACTCCAAGTTCTTGCAGGTGTTTCATTTTGTCAATAGACAGCACATTCTCCAAAATTTCCATCCGTTAAAATATTTTTAGTTTTATTTGATACGCTTGCAGTAATATATCTGTTAGTCGTTCTTATATCAGAATGACCAGCCATAGATTTTAGTTCTGCTTCTGGTATTCCCATATTAGCCCATCTTGTAATAGCTGTTCTACGTCCTGTATGTGTCTTGATGAACTGATATTTCGGTCCTTTCATAAGTACATTAGCCCGTCTTACAAATACCTGCTTGTTTATACCTGCTCTACACCCAAGGGTTGGTAGAACTTCGTTCATTGTTGTCTTTAACGAAGATTCTATATTGTATTTATCGAACGATCTAACCTCTTTTATCATTTCTATAATCTTGGAAGGTACAGGAACCTCAACGTTCTTACCTGTCTTTTTTGATATATACGAAATAACATTTCCCTCCATCATAGAATCTTTCAATCTGAAAATATCGGAATATCTCATGGCAGTATAGCATTGTATCAGAAACAATTTCTTTACAATTTTTTCCGTAACGTCAAATGGCTCAACATTCCAGAATAGTTCTATTTCTTCCTCCGTAAGAGATATATTTGAAGGAGATTTTACGTCTAGAGAGATAATATAATCATTGATATATTTACTCATCTCTTTTGATTCGGACAATATTCTTTTAAGCATTAAAAGATATGCCTTTTGAGATGATTCACTTATCTTTCTCTTTGACTTTATAACATTGATCATATCATCTATCATATCACGATTTACAGGCTTTTCAATAGATGGAACTTCCTTGAATGTAGGGATGGTATCATTAAAATCATACTCGTCATAAAGCTGATTGGTAAGATATGGCATTATATGTTTTGATAATGCTTCAAATCTTACCTTTCCGCTTCTTGTCTTTGTATTATTCAACTTTTCTATCAATACGCCTACGGTCATAATTGAAGGGCTATATTCGTTCTGAATTGTTTCAAGCCTGTTTCTTAAATCCTCAATCAGACTGTTCTGTGATTCTATAGTCTTGTTTAACCTATCTATTGTTTCAGCGAGAATCTGAATTGTTCTTTCTTTATCTTCCATGTCTTATATATTTTTATTGCAAAAATAATAAAACTGTATATTCGATAGGTTAAACAATAGTTAGCAACTCTTAAAAATGTTTACTACGCCCATTAATTTATAATCTCCCTCTTCGTTAATGATACATATAGGAGCATTATTATCAGGATTGGTATATGCCAATGTAACATAATCCCCAGGAAATACTTTCAATGCGTTAATCATCTTTTCAATGTTCAGATTGCAATCCAAACGCCCTTGACAATATCCTTCAATTCCGACATTTTCCGATATTTTATATCCTGCATCATTTGTGTATGTTATATCCATTTTATTATCTTCCTCCCTGCAAACAAAATGTGATATATTATACACATCTGACATTACCTTTATTCTTGAAAGGGAATCTATCAAGTCGTTAGTTCTTGCTTTTATAAAGTAATTAAAGTTTGATTTTATATTATTTACCAATGGCAAGTAGTTTACAAACTTAACCTCCATCAGAGTACAATTAAAGACAGACCCGAAATCCCCATAAGATATAGACATCACCCTTTCATCATCAGATACAGAAACGGTTACATTTTCTTCTGACAACATTTCAAGAAAGGATAACGCTTCCTTTACTGATGTAGGCATTACATTTATGCACAAATCCTTGGATATGTCTTGCTGACATTCTACAACATCTCTGACAAATACAATCTTATCGGACGAACATATATCAATGCAATTATTGGAACAAATAAAATTTATTCCAACCCCACTAAGACTATTAACAACGTCACTGGTATCATTAAATCCTATATTTCTTTTTAATGCTCTATATAGATCATTCCTGTTCACATTAACCCTTACTCCAGTTCCACGCTTCCCTATCTTTATATCAGGATAAGATTCTACATCTTCCGCAAAGAAAGATGCTTCACTTCCATTGTAAGAAAATATAACTTCTTCATCATATATCTTTACAGAAACAATGGAATCCCTTACTGTTTTGAGTAACTTTACAAGTCTTATCCCATCTACTGCAAACTCCTGCCCGTCATTGCAATCTGAATCAATAACGGGAATAATCAAACGCATCTCATTGAGGTTGTTGTATGAAGTAACCTCTATCGCATTCTCTGATGCTATATATTTAAAACGAAAACATTTAAGTATCGTCAAACCTGTATCGGAAAGACAGGCTTTGGCTGAGTTTAACGTTGAAAATAAAACCTTTCTATCAAAAATTATCTTATTCATGCCAATATTTTTATTATTTTTTCAAAACTTACTTTTGTAGTGCTGTTACGTAAACAGTAATCCTTAACCTGCAATGTATTCGACATTATAGGCTGACCACGCTCAATAGCGTCAAGTATATTCCACAACATTTCCTTAGACCATACGAAATATCCTCTAAAGAAATATGTAGCCATCACATCAGCCTGTTCTATTATATGATTACGGTCATGGTTACTGTCAGGCATTTTAAGTTCTATGCCATATATCTTACCGTCATGTATATAAGCAAGGTCCGGCATACTTTTCTTTGCTCCTAGAGCACGAAATTCAGCCGACTTGTTACCACTTACAGCAGGATGGAGAAGTTCGGAAAAGAACGCTACAAGCAATCCCCTGCATCCTTTACCTTCCTTCTCGTTCCTATAACTAACTACTATATCTTTCTGCATTTTCTTTTCTTCCGCAGACCGTTTTTCCTCAGCCATAATAAAAAAAATTGTATTTGGCAAAGGTATCACGAAATGGGATATATGAGAAAAATAAAAGGTTAAAGTTTGTTATCAACCATCTCAAATCCTTCACACATGTCATGTCCGCTGTTTCTTATCTTCATGGCAACGTGTTTTTCAAACCAAGGAATATAACATACGTATCCAACAAACAAACCATCTACAATAACCGTGTATCTATGCTTGCAGCGACAGCAGCAATACTCTCCGTTTCTGCAAGGCTTTGTGTTGCTATTTTGCAAGATCATCCAAAGAAATGTTTTCTGACAAGAAATCGTCCGTGCATTGTTTTACCACATCATCGAACCGCAAATCGCAATACTCGTCAATCCAGTCACCGATGAAGTATAGTTTGTTGCTTCCTGCAATAACACCAAACAGAATAGGGTCTTTTCTTTTTTCCACCTCCTCTTTTTTCTTGTCAGACGGTAAATCTGTTCCGTTATTATCAAAGTCATAGTGAAGAATAACATAGTTGTCGAATATTTCATATTTGTCTATATCCGTCTTTTTCCTAATTATGTCAAATGGTATGATTCTAGTATAGTCAGAAATATAATCAAGGCATAGATTTTTCGGACATCCTTTTGCAAACTTCATAAGATTTTCCTCTGATATAGCCTTGTATAATCCTTTGCTGAACAATATGCTTTCGTATTTGCATATCACCATGTTTCGGAACAGTTTTTCTTTCAAGGCATATTGACCTGATCTTTCAGCATAACCTAGCATCAGTATATAATCTTTTATCCTATCCCTGTATTGCTTCATTTCGTTTTCTGCCTGTATCTTCACCTCAGAAAAGAAATGTATTACGTCAAACTTGGATCTTCTGTATTCGTCTATATAATCCTTAATCTTTTTAAACCATGAGTTTTCCTTATGTTTTCTATCAAGAAGGAAGGGTCTTACTTGCTTGTGCTCCTGGTTTGTTTTTACAGAATCAAGCATTGTCGGTGAAACGGTAAGATTAAATTCCGCCACTCCTTCCTTATCATTGCTTTCCATGTACTGTTTAAGAAAATCATAAGACATTACACTTGGATTAGGATCTTTCTGCTCTATAATGGAGTATTTAGGCAGATTAAAGTCAAGCCTTATCGTTTCGTGAAACAAGGCAATTTTACCATCGTTATTAAGTAAATTTTTTCCCATGATTAAATGTTTAAATATTGTTTTATTTCTTTTTCTAACTTGTCCAATGTACTGTTTACCAATCCATTCCACTCTTTCCCGTATAGAGGTATATCTCTTTTTATTGTAGAATGAAAACTAATTTGATTACCTAAAGGAAGATCAAAATATACGATAAAAGAAACTCTTTTATTTTTATCCTCTGAACGACCAAAAGGTAGTTGTATATTTTTGTATAATTCGATAAGTTTATCAATCAAATCTTCTTTCTTTGCATACATCTTTTCCGAGTAAGGAAACGGAGCACCTTTAGCCTTTATATTATAATCTTGTAATTCCAATGCAACACGATAAATTTTAGCTGTAAAATTTCCTTGTTTTATCTTTTTATTAAGCATTAATTTCACCTTTCTTGTACCTATGCCACACATATTTTCACGTTTCAATTTTAGCATGTCTGTCAATTTCCTGTTTTTCTCCAAGGCTTGTTTCTTTGCTTCCCTTTGTCTTTTACAATCTTCTATTACAGATACACAATCTTCTTTTATTCCGAAAACATCCATTTCGCCAAAACAAAATGTTTCGATATCTAATATTGTATTCTTTTCCATTCCAAGAAAGTCTACAAGCCTTTTATCTATGCCAAAAATATTCGTGTAATGTCTAAGATGTGACACACAAATAATATATTCAGGATTATGGGAACATTCAATCTCATCAAACACTTCCCAAGGATTAATGTTATTTTTCATAACGCAAAAGTAGATATATTTATTTCACAAAAATATTTTGCAAATGTAAATAATGTTATTTTTTGTTTCTCTGAATATACCCCCATATAAATTTGCTAGAATATCCGCATTCTTTCATGGCTTTACGAAAATCAGATTCCGTATTTCTGATATACAACTGCCGGATCGCCCAGTAAACATTATATCCTTTAAGTTCCGCATATTGGAAAAATTGCGTAGGTGTCATTTGATCGAACTTTAAATCTCCTACCAGTTCTTGCAGTTCCGCCATCCTTATTTCCTTTTCGGTAGGATATACATATCCGCAGAAAGGGCATTCCGAAGCGGTTATGGCAATATATTTACCACACTGTTTACATTCCTTTACTCCCTGTATCCCTTCACATTTCCCCTTGTTATGCCATAAAGCCCATTTACGTTCTTTCTCAAACTTGCCTAGCCGTGATATGTTACCACCGAAGTCTAGGAGAAATGCTTCTGTCTTATTTGGGTGAAGCCGTATAGCCCTGCCAGTTGCCTGGATATAAAACTGAACGGATTGTGTAGCACGGTTTAATATGCAAACCTCTATACTTGTTTCATCGTATCCCGTAGATAAGATACCACTGTTGCATATAACGGTGAATTTATCGTCATGGAAATCCTTGATAAGCTGTTCCCTGTTTCCTGTAAGATGCTTGTATCTTTCATATAATGCTAACTCATCCGGCTTATTCTTATCTATACCTGATATGAGGAATTTTGCGGGAATGCCAGCTTCATTAAATTCAGCGCACATCCTTATCGCATTTGCCTGTGTGGCATCAAAACAGATTGCTTTTTTCATCGGGCAGATACGCATATAGTTTTCAATCACCCCCTTGTACTGTACAGACTTGTTGAACACCGCACCCATCTGCCTGCTATCGAAATCACCTGTGCGATAATCGGTATTAACCTTAGACAAGTCGGGCGCATCAACCGTAAACGTTCTCAACTTGGTTATGTTTCCCCGGTCCATCATATCCTGTATCTGGGCGGTTTCTACAATCTCTTCATAGTTCATGCCAAGCTGCCTTTGGTTCCCACTTCTCATCGGGGTTCCTGTAAGACCTACTACATACTTATCATCAAGCAAACCAGATTCAAAGAGAAAGTCCGCATCAGAGGTGTGCCCTTCGTCTATTAGGCAGAGAGATACACTCTTAACCCATTCAACCCATTCGGGCTTTTCTAGCCTTCTACGGAGAGTTTGAGCCATTGCGGATACTACTAGACCTTTGGGTATGTTCCTGTGCTTAGGAGAGATATATTCAGCCTGTATGCCAACTATTTCCAACGTTCCCCCTGTCTGTGTCATAAGTTCAGATCTGTGGGATACGATAAGCACCTTATTCCCCTTTTCTACAGCACCTTTAGCCATAAAACTCATTATGACCGTTTTGCCGTAACTTACACAGGCAGAGAATATGACGTGCTTATGATTAGTCAGGGCATTTCTCAGACGGGTTATCCCCACCTCCTGGTAATCCCTTAGCTTGATTTCGTTTGTACTCATCTTCTTGTATGATTCTTTCAAGTTCTTTTTTTAATGCAACCACAAAAGCCATGCACTCTTCTCCTTCAAACTGCTTGACAAACTGCCTGGCGGCATCTTCGTAATCAGGAACACATTCTTTTTTGAAGTATTCCTCATTGTCTTGAAGAACCATCCAATCCTCGAAGTGGTGGTTTGGTTTTTTCTTAAATATATGCAGCAAAATGGCAGTGTCACTATTTAGTTTGATTAGCTTCCTGTCGTAGTTTTCAAATTCGTCAACGTAATCCGTATTCATCTTCGTAAAACAATTTAAAGTTTCTCCATCTATGCCCGTTTTTCCCCTTACAAAAAGAACTGCATGAGCGTTGTGGCATACCTAATTTCCTCTCACAGTCACAACAGGCTTCAAAGCATAGAAATCTGTTCGTACCTTCCTCTATCGCAATGACAGCCCTTGTATTGTTTCTATGACCGAGATAAGAACCGTTTTCCTTTCGTTTATTTATGAGTTCCTTCATAAGAACTCTTTTCTTTTCACGTTCCTCATCCGACACTTCCCTTCCTTTCTTGAATCCATAATTATGACCTTTGACGAACCTTCCTTTTTCGTCACGGTAAGATATTGGATAATCTATCCATAATTCGCTAATTGCTGGCATTGAAATCTAACTTTAGTTTTACAATTTCATCACTCATTGCATGTACTCTTTTCAGCCATGCCATTTTCCATGCTTCTTTTCCTATACCATATATACGATATATATCATCTCCTGCATCATCAAATTTGATAGGAGTGCAGCTTATTGACTTACATTTCGTTCCGTCCATAAGTTCAACGTCACCTACACCCCCATTGAGCATGATAAAGTTGATATTGTTTTCTATGGCAAGATAGGGGATGATTATTTCATCCCCACGATTAGGTTTGTTGTGCTTGATTAATGTAGTCATAACAATTTAGACAATAAATCTTTAAACTTATCCTCATACCACAACGGTTGTGTTTCTTTAGGATTATTCGGGCTTACTTGGTTTTCCCCATAAGAAAGACCTTTTTCCGTGATTGATTTGAATCGTTTTTTCTTACCGTATGAAGAATTTCGGCTCAATTCGCATAGGTATCCTTTTTCGATAGCAGCCTTGTTAAATGCCTGTGCGGAAATTTTAATTCCTTTTTCAGACAACAATTCAGAGGCAGACTTTAATATACCTTTCGATGATGTATAATCTGGAAGAGATATATTTAATGGGTCAAGTATTTGTTTTGCGATAATCAACTTTGAATTATCATTTAAGTTCAAAAACTTTGCCGCCCATGTAGCTGCATTCATTTTATCCGATATGGTTGGTTGATTATCAATTGACTTATTCTCTATAATCTTATTAACGGTATGATGGAATACTTGTCGGTAAACCTCAAATACTGATCTTACTTTTCTTGCAATAAAAAATTCAAGACAAGGCACAGTAATATGATAATCAATTCTTCTTGAATAACCGATTCCATTTTGGCATTTTACTTTTTGGGTGATTGCCTGATAATCAACACTTTCAATAAACTTTTCCTTAAGTTCGTTTACTGCTTTATGCTTGTCTTGATAAACAAGCATCCATACATCATCAAAATTTACTGGAAATTCGTTATCTGATTGTGATAGCTTTAATATTTCATTGAAATACGCCTTAATTTCTCTTTCACTACTTTCTTTAGATAATGTTATATTTGTTGACATATTATTAACTTTTTGTGGTAACTCCGCAATTACCCGTTACGTATTTGAAACACCAACGAAGTCATTAATTTTACTTATTGGGTATTTTTTCGCATCACGTTCGTTGAGTGAAAGATAAGCTAGAGCCATTTGTAACTTATCTTCCATCCTGTCTATATCGTCTTTATAATCGCATCTGTTAAGTTCCCAATACAAAAGCCTTGACGGATCATTAACCGGGCGTAAATCAAATGGATCATCATCAGATTTACCGTCATATACGATATAATACATTTTATCCACATCGGGATGGGAAAGAAAATGCGACATTAGCTGCCAATAGTATTCTTCTATAGCCTGTTCCTTTGTGGCTTCTCTCAAATATTCAATCTTACTTTCAGAAGTAAAGCATTTCACTTCGGCTATATAAGATAATTTACCATTGACATCAAATCCATATCCATCGGGAGAATCACCATATCCATCATAGATATTATCGACAAAAACAATTTCGTCAAAATCATCCGCACAGGACATTAGTCTGGAGAACGTGTTATGGTTAAAACATTCTATAGCGTCTTTTTCATGATCCTTTCCCCACTCCATGTCAGAAGTGGATATATGTCGGCATGGCTTGTTTAACCTTCTTTCCCTTGCAACCTGATAAAGATAAGATATAGCTGTATCCCCGAAAGGAACGTCAACTGTCTTTCTCTTTACGCCCTGTTTTTTTGCAATCTCTAGTTCGGAAGGTGTCATTTCCCTTCTCCCAGAAACCATAAGTTTTCCAATGGCGGAAGAGGTGATTTTACCACACCTCTTCATAAGCCATAATTTTTCTTTTTCTTCTGCTTCCATTATTTCTTAGTCGCTTCGTTAAACAATTTCATAGCTTCCGCGTCCACATCATAGCTTGCCGTGATGTATCCAATTTCGCATTTCCCACTTTTTAACGCTTCCAATGCAGCCTTGAATTTATCAGAGTTGACTGTCATTTTCTCTTTCTGTGGTGGTGGTGGAACATCACGCCCTATACGTAATCCGTAAACCTTTCCTCCATCGCTTGGGTCACGTGTCAGTTCCTTGCACAATATGACACGAAAATCACGGATGGTTTCAGGATAATCAGTTTGTGCCAGCTTTGTAAGGCGTTTGCGGTTCGTACTGTTCAATAGCATAGGTTTAGGAACAAGGTCTGCTTCTTTAAAGTAAGCAATCCATGATGGTTTCTTACTACCTTGTACCTTTGCATTCTCATCCCATACGATATGGGATATTGTAGCAATAATAGACTGACCGTTAGGGAGTATTTCTACTCCCACATAATCAGATTGACTTCCAGTTCTCCAATGATGGAAAACCTGATTTTGTTGTTCGTTTGCCATATATATACAATTTAACTAGGTAAAACTACAGTTGAATTTCCCGTTTTGTCTACAATGACGCTCTTTCCGCCTATGACAGCTTCCGTCTTGTGTCCACTTGGGTATTCCGATAAGCAGGAATCATTTTCCGCTTCATACGGATATACATCCATGATGGCGGTTTCGGCTATGGATGAAATCACATAGTCTGCCATTGTGCCTTTCATTCCTTCGTCAAGTTTCTTTACAGCATCTCTCAAATCGGCTGCTTGAACAAGCATATAGCATGATGTCTTTTTCTCCGCTCCGCTCTTTTCATCCAGAGTAATGAAGAACAGCTTACACTTAAACCAGCGATCGGCTGCATCTTCTTCAGATGGGAACAGTTCGCTGTAGTTGGAGCGTTTAATGTCCGAAACAGTGAACTCGCCACTGATAAACGGTGTCATTTCAGATATAATACGTGCTTCCGCCTCAGTGAAGCTAAGCGCATCAACTAGGTATTGCTCACTTACTTTCTTATTCATCCCATTTTCTGCTACTTTTTCGTAGCGAATTTTACACTCAAAAAATGTTTTCATATTTATTGTTATTTAATAGTTATATTACGGTTTCCTTAAACATTTCTTCGTTTTCACAAATGATAAATTCCTCAAAATCATCATCCTCTTCATACCTAACACCATCTTTATACATTGTCATTTCTCCAAATGAATTTGGATATGGTGCAGTCAGACCATTGTAATCACAACAATCAGGATGCATTAATGTACATTTTCACACATACATTTTAGAACGTTAATCCAATACCCGCTATCAGTTATCATAAAAGAATCACCGAATACTTTTCTTCCGATATTAAGCGCACCGTTCACATCGGCATTGATAACCTTTCCAACTGCCGACTTGAACAACCCTCGCTTGACACGCTTACCGAGATAACTATCATGCTTGCATATATCCTCCATAGACAGAGCGTCACATTTACTAGTGTAACTTTCCTCATGTTCGATATAGTTGATACCTGCAAGTTCACACTTGTATCTAAGGCAGCTTCTCAACCTCGCAAAAGGGATAAATGTAAACTTCTGATTGTTTACTCCGCCCATATTGACGGATTGCTTCCATCCTTTGTTGTAGCCTACAGCAAGAGTGCCTATATGGTGTGATACAAGATAATCAACGATACGCCTGCTTGTCTTGTGCATCGCATCATTCATAAACCGTTCACGTTTCTCATACATCTTTCTCATCCTGTTTGTCAGTTTGTCTATCCCATGCCTGTCCTTTATGGATTGCAGCATGGATAATGTTTTGTTAAACCATCTGTTGTATGACTTGATAACCTTGCCGGAAAACAGCAGCGCATTGCATCCGCAAACCAATGTGGCAAGGTTGTTCACACCCAAGTCTATCGAAGCCATACCAGTACCGACATTATCCGAACAGACACAATCATATACAACCTCCACGGTCATGTATGTACGTTTTGGAATTATCCTTACCTGTTTGAACCGTTCGATTCTGTCCTTGTACTTCTCCCATTGCGGAAC